GCAGAAGAATCTCTGTACACAAATTACTGCTATGTACCGTTCCTACGTGCTGATTACTATACCGAATGTTACTTGGGTCTTTGAAAGTTACCCACGGATGACCAGTTTCAAAAATACTTTTCAACATTTTCTTCCAAAGGTCTTTTGCTTTGAGTTCACGAAAAACATTTAATTCTCCGTCTTGACCTTTTTTAACATATTCCCAATATTTTGTTTCAAATGCTTCACCGAAGATTTCGTGTAATTCAGGAACTTCATTGGGACTAAACAAATACCAAGGTCCATCTGCTTCAACTTGTTTCATAAACAAATCAGGAATCCAATTTGCAGTATTCATATCGTGGCAACGCATTCTGTCATCACCTACGGTTTTTCGTAATGCCAAAAAGTCTTCAATATCAGAATGCCACGTTTCAAGATATGCACATCCTGCACCTTTTCGTTTTCCACCTTGATTAACTGCAACAAGCATATCATTGTAAAGTTTCCAAAAGTATACAGGTCCTTGATTAATTCCGTTTGTTCCTTTGATGTAACTTCCTCTTGCACGAAAGTTGGTGATATCAAATCCAAGACCACCTGCGAATTTGCTTTTTCTTGCTTCTTGCCAAATGCCATCAAAAATTCCATCAATAGAATCATCAAAGGTATTAAGATAGCAACTACTAAGTTGACTATGAGTTGTTCCACTATTAAACAAAGTTGGTGTGGAACTTACTACATCAAAGCAACTAAGAGTTTCATAAAACTTTAATGCATATGCTTGTCGGTCTTCTGGTTTCTCATTGAGTGCCAATCCCATTGCAATACGCATCCACATTGCTTGTGGAGTTTCCATACGACGTCCTTCTATATGCAAAAGATACCGATCATAAATTGTTTGTATTCCAAGATACTTCCAATCTTTTTCTCTATCAATATTAAGTTTTGCACTAAGTTCACGTAAATCAAAACTTTCAAGTAACTCTTCGTTAAGAATTTCTTCACGGACTAACCTACGCATATTCGTAATAAAACTTTTACGATACTGAAGTTCAAACGCATCACTATCCACACCTTCTCCAAATACTTCTTTGTAAATTGTATTAAGAAGCATTCTTGCAGCCATATAAGCATAATTGGGTTCAAATTCGATTTTAGACCTAGCACTCATAATAAGTGATTTGTCTATTTCTACCGTTGTAACTTTATCGTATAACTTTATTTTTGCATCGATAAGCACTTCACTTGCACTTACGTTTTCGAGATTTTTACACGCACGTTCTGCACACGTATTGATTTTATCAACATTAAAATTTTCGAGTCTGCCGTTGCGTTTTTTTACTTTCACTTGTAACCTTTGGTTTAAATTTTATAGAAACATTATAACAATCTTATAGAAAATACTTCTACGAAATGTTCCGTAAAAATACATACTATCTACACTAAATTTTTTATCCAATATCCGACACATCTTCGTTATTATATGAATTTTTGTTCATTTGGTCGTACTTAGATTTAAGAAGATTCTTTGCACCATTTTCAGAATCATTCATTTCCACCATTATTTCTGTACCCTTTGTACTTTTTTCATCATATATTTCAATAACACCCGAAGACGTGTCAACTCTACTTGGAAATGTCAAACCATCGGGTCCAAACCGATTTTTAATGACATGAAATCTACCTGTGTTACTGACTTTGTCAGTTGCTTTTCTTGATAAACTTATCACAAAGTCTGCCGTCATTATTTTCCGATAACTATCCGCAACTTTTTGTGCTTCAATAATATTATCTTCCAACGATGAACGACTTGCTTGTGATGCAGTCCACACAGGTACTCCGAGTTCGCCCGCAAGGCCTCGGAGATCCTCATAAATTCCTCCTTGCTCAACATAACTGTTGGCATTATTTCCGTGATTACCTGGAGATAAAATATCTGCATAATCAATCACGACCATATCAACAGGATACCCCATTGTATTTGCTAAACTTGCATGAGCAAGAATTGTACTAACTCCTACACTTTTTGTTGGATATTCTTTAATAAGAAGTTTTCCTTTGATGTTTGCTACAACATTTTTTACAGTTTCTTCGTGTTCAATAATATCTTGAAACGGGATACCTGTAAAACAACTATCATAACGAAGACCTACATAGCACTCGTTAAGTTCCATTGTATAATGCAAAACATTTTTACCCATTTTCATTGCCGACTTTCCAAGTGATGCCAAGCACCAACTTTTTCCTCCACCGGCACTACTAATAATAACACCAAGTTCTCCTGGTCCCAAACCTCCGTTTGTTAAATCATCAATGACTTCCCATCCAGTGCCTATTGTATCACGTGCAGTTTCTGACATTCTAAGTTCAATATCACGTGCATAATCGTGACCCATGTCACGTGCAGTTCCTGCTTTTAATGCATCATCAACTATTCGTTTGATTGATTCGTATTGACCACCTTTAAGAAAGTCAACACTTTGCATAATTGCATTTTTCAACTTTTGGTTCTTACAAAAGTCTAAAAATTCGTTTTTAACGAACTCTGTATCATTTAGATCAACTTGCGTAAATATATTTCTTAGTTGATCTATAATTGCCGCTTTTAATGAATCAATTCCTACATCATCACATTTAATTTTAAATACATCTAATGTTGCGGTTTTTTTGTATTTTTGATGATGCGTTAAAATCTCATCAACAATCCATTTGTGTGCTTCACTTTCCCAATACTCTGTTTCAATGATATCATGTGTTCTGTCCAAGAATTTTTTATCATCAATTAAAGCACGAATTGTTTTACTTTGAAATGCAGTTCCAAACTTTTGTAAGGTATCTACATTATTATTATTAGTCTCCGTCATATTTAATAAACTTTATCAGATGATTCTAAATGAATCAAGTCTATTTATAAAAAAACTACGAATTACTTGTAATTGCATAGTTGTTCAAAATGGTCCAAGTTTCCATAAGCCAGTTATGGTGATTGGGAAACGCAGCCCACAATTGGTCTTCTGCGAACTTTTTACTAAATTCAAATTTATTAAGTTCAGTTACATGAGAATCTACATGATCAAATACTTTCGTTTGCATACTTGCAGGAAGAATACTATCTTTTAATTGCATTAAATCATAATTTCGTTTAAGTAAACTCTGATTATCTTCTTTTAGAAAATTTTTATACAAAGGCATTTCTTTGAGGTTATCTTCTGAAATTTTTATTAAATCTTCTCTGCTTATCAGTTGCTCGGTTGCGAGTTCTGGAAACGCAGTTTTAAGTTTCTTTTCACCTATACCTTTGATTCCATCTATATTATCCCCACGATCACCATCAATGGTTCTATATAATAAAAAATTATTTGGATGAATTCCATATTCCAACGAAACTTTTTCAGGAGTATAAACTGTTCTTTTAGTTGGACTATAAACAGTTACATCGTTATCAACCAACTGAAGAAAATCTTTGTCGGTACTCATTATTGTACACTTTTTTCCAAGACCACTAAAATATGATCGTGCTAATAATGCCATAACATCATCTGCTTCTACATTATCCATACATATAGTAGTAACAGGAAGCATATTCAAATATTGTATCAATTTAACTATCTGATACTTCATCGAACTTGATTCTTCGGTTTGATCCAAGTCTAAGCTCAACGCACGATTTACACGAAACCGAACATTCTTTTTCATTTTATAGTCGGGAAAGATTTTACGTCTTCTTGCACTTCCACCCTTTCCATCAAATACAACGATACATCGTGTGGGTTTACGCAAACGAATCGCGTGTCCTATACTTTTTAGGAACCCGGTATAACCACCGATATGATCACCATTGTCGTTTGTGGTTGGATACATACTCCAAACACGCATAAATGTGTTCATACCATCAATTAAAAGAGCATCAGAATTTATATTTCGATCTGCTTCTAATTCTGCTTTTTGTTCCTCGGAAAATTCTTGAAATAAACTAAATATCTTTTTTTTATCACTCATTTGAAACAGATGCCAATTCTGCATCTTCAAGTTCTGCATTATCTGTAAACTCAACATCTTCGTCTACCACACTATTTGCTGATTCATATTCCATGATAAGATTATCACAAATATGCTGATATAATTCGTTTTTGAGTTCTACATCTTTCAGCATTTCAGGAAATTCTTTTGCCATAAACTTATAATCTTTTCCTTTAGAATCCGTGAATGAATAATAAGCACCACCTTGTTTTAAGATTTTGTGAGTTTTTAATGTTGTTATCCAACTTCCTATATCATCAATACCACGATTAAAATAAATTTCAAATGATGCTTTTCTTTGAGGTGGACCCATTCGGTTTTTTACAATGGTTGCTTCACACTTACCACCGACAACTTCAGTAGTTGCACCTTTTTTAATTTGACCCATACTTTTAAGACGAATACGAACACTTGCGTGAAACGCAATTGCTTTACCACCACTTGTTGTCCAGGGGTCACCAAACATAACTCCCATCTTTTGACGAAGTTGGTTAGTAAATACTAATGCGATTTTTTGTCTTCCAATTGTTGAGGTCAACTTACGCATTGCTTTACTAATTAAAATTGCTTTGGTTGTTGCGTAACCATCTTTTGCATAATCTGCAGCCATTTCAATTTTAGTTGACGCAGCTGATACACTGTCGGTTACAATCGTTACGAGTTTATCTTTGTTGCTTTTACGAATAGTTGCGATGATGTTGTCAATCGTTGCAAATATATCTTCAATCGTATCAACATGAACATACAATAACTTTTCAGTATCAACACCAATTGCTTTTAAATACTCAACTGATACACTGGTCTCGGTATCAATTAATACCGCAACACCCCCTTTCTTTTGAGTTTCCGCAAGAATGTGTCCAGATACTAAACTTTTTCCACTTTGTTCAAGTCCAGTTAGTTCTGTGATTCGGCCGGTTGGGATTCCTCCGTTGGGACGATTTGAAATGGCAAGATCAAGAAGACTACTTCCAGTTGAAATCCAATCTGATATTAGTGATGGGTCATCACCTTCACTTAAAAAGAAGGCTACTTTACCTTCGTCTTTATATGCGGTATTTAAACTATCTGCAAGTACACTTGCTAAATCATCGGACTTGCTTGTTGCTTTTACTTCTTTTTTCTTTGCCATATTTAATAATTTCTATTTTGTGAACTTGTGTGGTGAGGGAGTTGCCCTCACCACACTTATAGTTCTTTTTACTTCTTTAAGACTTAAACAACTCTTCAAAAGCAGCCTCAACATCTTCCGTGGAAGTTGCGTTTGGTTTGCTTTGCTCAGAAGTTGCACTTGCAACTTTTGGTTGTTTAACCTCGGTCTGTGTTGATTCAACAACAACTTCATCAGTTGATACCGATTCAGCAGGAGGAGCATCTTCTTCAGATTCTCCACTCACCCACTTTTCAAGTGCTTCTTTCAAATCATCATAACTGAGTTCTTGATAGATTTCAGTAATTTCTGCTTGATTGTTAGCAACTCCGTCAGCAATATTTTTGTTGTCGGATACAGGTGATGTGTTGGGTTTAACACGAATATTTGTCTTTGGAAATGAACGACCAGCCTCTTCAGCAGAAAGAAATTCAATTGTAATGTCTCTTCCGTTGACTGGGTCGGTAATGTCTCCATAATCGGGGTCTGCGATGACACCTAGTAGTTCTTGGTAAACTTCTTTACCAAATCCCCAAAAACGAACTCCTTCTGCTTCTTCACCACGAACGATGACAGGAACAAAAGTTCTCATCTTTGGCATTAAGGAACGCCCCATACGATAATCATCTTTGTCTCCACTACGAGTCAACTTTTCTGCGAACTCTACGATTGGATCAGGACGACCAAACGACTTGGGAGAAAGATAAGTCCGATTGTTGATTCCATAGTGGAAAAACAACTCGATGAACGGATTATCTGGTTGATGCATATAAGGTACGATACGAACCTGTTGTTTACCCGGTTGGGGTTTCCATTGATAATTCTTACGATTGTTACTCTGAGAGAGATTCGTAAGTTTTGCTTTGATTTTGTCTAGGTCAATTGCCATTATTTATTCCTTAGTTTTTATTGTTTAATAATATTCTTAATATAATACTACTCTACTCGACATTCGTCAATAAGAATTATATTTATTAAGAATTTTTTCCGTGATTTTGTACGAAATCGTAAAATTCAGATGCAGTTGCTAAAACATCCTGCGTAGTTGGAAGTGGTGGTAAGTCGTATGCAGTATTTTCAAGTACTGCTCTATTTTTCACTTCATCGGTTTCTTGATGCCAAGAATCCCATACCATATCTTTTGCGTTTTTTAATACCTCCAGTCGAATGCCGTAGGCATTTAAGTTATTATTGTTATTAGTCATTTCTTATTAGATTTTTGTGTGTTTGTGTGTGATAAACATTAACGAATTAATGCTTATATATAAATATATTTTAACTTAATTTTATGTCGTTTTCAAGACAAAAAAATCAACTATTTTTTGCTTAATCGTTCGTTGGAAATTCGCACGGCATTGGCATTAATATCACATCCTATAAAGTTGCGATTCAACGACTTGGCAACTGCAAAAGTAGTACCACTTCCACAATAAAAATCTGCAACTACATCATTTTCATTGCTACTTGCTTTAATTATTCTTTCTAAAATCTTAGGATGTTTCTCACTATAATAGTCAGTTGCTTTTTTAACTTTTAATCCTGACGGAATATCATCCCAAACATTTGTAGGTATCGTTCCGATTTTTAATTTCTCTTCGGTTATGTTTGGTCTATCTTGTTTTTTGCTGATAACTGACTTATATGGAACTCTTATATCAAGGTCATTAAAAATAAATTCATCCGACTTTGTATACACTATAATGTAATCGTGCTTTTTTGCAAACTCTCGTTTACCTCTTCCACCGATATTAAATTTTACCACAATTTGATTTCTGAAATTTTCATATCCAAATACACCATCCATCAAAACTCGTATCCAATGAACTATACGTAAATCCATTTGTAAATAAATTGTTCCGTTTGATTTCAATACTCGTTTCATTTCGTGCAAACGAGGAATATAATGAGCATCTATTATATGACGGTCAGTTGGTAAATCTTGGTAATCTTTGAACTTTTTACCAGTTCCGTATAAAATATCACAATAAATTAGATTTATGGACTCGGTATCTAATCTACCAAGTAACTTTAAATTATCTAAATGATATATTTGATTTGTGTTTGGATTCACCGATCAAACTTTACCACCTTCGTAACGTTTCATTTCTCCATTATTATACCGATAACGAACTTCTACTTCAATAGTTTCTTTTTCTTTACCATAACCTTCAGTTTCTACATCATATGTAAGAATATTAATTGGTTTTTTAATAATTTCATGTAGATATGCCATTGTACCTGTTGCGTATTTTACATCTAGTGGTCTTCCATCAAAATCGTGTCTGAGTAGAATTTCAGTATTTTTATACTTCATATTCTCCATATAAATAACCGGTCTACCCATATTAACATGACGTTCAACTAACTTTTCTTTTATCTTTTTATGATCTTTACTAACAACTACATATTTGTTGGTTGATTTATCAAGTGCATATTCAAAGTATTCATACTTTTCACAAAAATCACGTGTAAAAAATTCATTAAGAAATGTTACATCATTGTACAACTCACGAACTTCAAAAAGTTTTTCACGACCAAGACCGAGGTGTTTATTCCAATATCTTTTTTCGTCTCCGTTGTCGCAATTTTCATATTCTTTTCCAAACTTTCCTTTATCCCATCTATCTTCAATGTCACGCAATAAAGTGTTTCCAAGTTTATATGGATTGTTCATATTGTATTTTCCACCAAGAACTCCTGCGTGGTGTTTTGCATAATCAAAAATTCCTTCGTCTCCTGCAAAATTGCAACTTGCCATGATAAACGAATCCCAATAACTTGCCCAACCTTCATTGAGAACTTTTGTCATTCCTTGTGGACGATAATAAATAGATTCATCACGAATCATACTAAGAATATTTTGTTGCCAAGGTTCTAACCGACAATGATTGATAATCATCAACATAATATCTCGTTCAGGACGTAGAGGAAATTTGTTTTCTGCTAACTTTGTACGCTCTTCTCTGTCTCTTCTCTGCTTTTCAATATAATGAGGAGGGTTGACATACTTCTGCATATATTCCTTTGTTTCCATACGAGAAACGTGTTCACGTGGTTGACGGTCTTCAAAGTTGAATTTAGTTGCTTTCTTTAAATTACTTTCACGATAACAAAGTGATGGATCAATTAAATCATCAATTGCAAGAGCCGCATTCAAAAAGTCTTTCACTTTTTTGCGACCGAACCGATCCATATACATACGAATTTTATCACTATGATTTGCCATTACATTCATCATGTTACGATTTGTGTGTTTGAACATAATGTTATTTTTAAAGAAATCACTATGTGCAGTTGCGTGAGCAACAACGGTCAAATTATCAACGATAGGATTGTTTCGTTGTAGGTACATATAAGTTGGATCAGTGTTTACAACCATCTCATAAATCTTACCCATACCAGAGTGATATTGATGATGAAGTTGTTCAAATTGTTGCCCGAAATTAAAATGAGGATAACGAACAGGAAATCCACCATAAGCGGCAATCTCAACTATTTCGTCTGCATCAAATTCTTCGATGACTAAAGGATATGGATCAAGTCCATTGTCGTAACACGCCTTGAGGCAATCAGGTATAAGAGCTGCCAACTCTGGACACACTCCTTCGTTTAAACTATCTACTTCCCATGCAATTCCCATAATATTAAAAAGGTACTTCTTCGTCAGCAGGTGTAAGCAGTTTTTGTAGTGTCTTAAATACATCTGCTTGCGAGTCCATTGACGCAGTTACTATTGTTTTTGGATCAAGTTCTCCACTTGATAATTTAGATTGAATGTGTGGCAAAAATGTTGCCCAACTTCTAATTGCTTTTACTTCGGTGATGCCGATTAAGTTTGCATATGTTTGCATTTTTGTTAAATAATCAACACATAAATCATTATCAGAACCAAAGTTTTCTCCGTCACTTAAATAAAATACATAAATGTTCCACTCGTTTAATGGAAATGCTTTTTCTACAATATCGTTGACTAAATGAAATGCACTACTAATTTGTGTTCCACCACCACTTTTATATTTGTAGAATTTTTCTTGATCTACTTCTTGTGCATGATGATCGTGTACAATATACTTTACTTGTGTTTCTTGATAAAATCGTTGAACCCAGTTATCAAGATACCAGCACAATTCACGAATCAATGCACGTTTAGGTTCATCCATACTCGCAGATATGTCCGACACAAAAAAGATTGCGGCGTTTGTATCAGGTACTTCTACTGAACTCCAACTTCTGAATTCTTTATCATCTTTGATTGGATAAAAGTTAGATAAATCTTCTGGATCATAATCTGAAGAAGAGATAAGTCGTTTGAAAGCATTTTTGAGTGTTTTGCGTTTGTGAAGCAAACTATTGTTTCCCACTTTTGCAATACGATTCCACTTTATTTTTTCTTTGACCATTTCCCCATTTTCTTTAGGAAGTAGATTCGGCAAACGAAGTTCTTCGCCGATCATATCAAAGTAAGCATCCATACTGATTCCTACATCAATTTCGTGACCCTCACCTTCACCTTCTCCACCCTCACCTGGTTGACCATCCTGACCTTGACCTTGTGGTGGACCTTCTCCGACCTCATCACCGACTTCTGCTTCTCCGTTGCCGATACCACCTCCATCAGAAGGTTGTCCGTAACGAAAACTTGGAAGTTCTACATGAGGAACACGAACAACAACGAAGTCTTTTCCTCTTCGTGTAACTCGTTGACCACCTTTAATGTGCTTTTTGAGTTTTTCGTCAACGTTTCCTTTGACGATATCTCTGTATTCACCGTGGTCTTCTCGTATTCTACGTGATGGCATAATGATGTATCCGTTGACTATTAATCTTCGTCTTCGTCTGCATCACCTCTCGCAAAAATACTTCCAACATATGTAAGAACATCTGAAGCACTATCTTCATCGTATCCAAACGAAGTAATAAGACGTTGCTTTAATGCGTCAATCTTCTCAAGAAGTTCTTTGTCAACGACAGTTGCAGTATCTTGAGCAAGAGCAGATAACTTGATGCTATCTTTAGTATCTTCAAACAACTTCTTTTCAAGTGCTTTGTATAACTGCTCGTTAGAGTCGTATTTGAACTCTTTACCCTTAGCGGCAAGTCCACCCATATAATTCATAATTTCTCTACGGAAATCATCTTTCATACCATTGGAAATACCAATTTTTTCTTCGATACTACGCATAAGTTGTTCATTGGCAACTTCTTCTTTACCAGTAACTTGGTTAGTAACTTTTTCATCTTGAATATACGCAACGATGTTATCAATGTAGTTGGTGCAAGTTGCTTTTATTGCTTCTTCACTGCTACTAAGTGCTTGTTGTACTTCTCGTTTCACAATTCTGTCATATTCTTTTTCTACGAGTTCAAGTCGTTCCATCAGATTCTTTTTATCATCTTCACTATTGAATCCACTATAACTTTTAAGTCCTTCACGAATTTGTGCAAACAGCATAAATGGATTCAAACTTTTTGCACCCATTCTTGGATTTACAATTGCGTTGGAAAACTGATTCTGAATGAATCGTGCTGATACTCCACCATATAATCCTTCTTTTGGTGATTCATCTTGCATTTCTTTTACGTGTTCATCTGTGAATCCGTGTACACTTTGGCCATTGTAAAGTTTTGCTTTTTGAATGATACTCATATCTTGCTTGGAACTTTCTTCTAAACGACTTACAACTGCGAATAACGCAGCCAGATAAGTTGTATGAGGGGCAATGTGCTTATTAACAGTTGTACCATTATAGAAGTGATCATAAATCTTCTTCTCTTCATCAATTTTTAGAAGATATGGAATATCAATTTTAATGGTTCTATCACGAAGTGCTTCCATGAACTTGTTGTTTGTTAACTTTTCAAATTCAGCATTGTTGGTATGACCAAGAATAACTTCATCAATCGGCACTTGATTAAAACGACGTGGTTTAACACGATGCTCTTGAGTTGCACCAAGTAAATCGTAAAGGAATTCAGTTTGAAGTTTAAGAATTTCTTGAAATTCAATAAGTCCACGATTGGATACCAAGAATTCTCCGTCAAAATCAAATGCACGTGGATCACTTTCACTTCCGTATTCTGCCAACTTACGATAATTGATATCACCTGTAAGTTCAGTTGCATCTTGTGATTTTTCATCTTTTGGTTGGAAAGTACCAATGCCGACACGATTCTTTTCGGACAAAGTCACACGACGTATAACAATGTGATCAAGTACTTTACGATAATCTCCGTTATGCATTTCCATAAGTTGATTATAGTAAAACTCGTTTACTGGATTCAACGCACCATCCAATTTTAATTTGTAATCATCATCATTCCTAGATGCATTGAGGTTACCAATAATTTGATTACGGACGTCATCCGGAAGAAGTTTGAGTGGTTCTTCGTTCATGGGACATGGAACGAGAGTATCATTTCCATCTTTGTCAGTAAGTTTCCAACTAAACGAATATAAAGCACCTTCGTCTGTTTGGGTATATGCCTCAAGACCTTTCTTAAGAGCAGTTACGATTGTTGATTTACTACTACCGACTGGTCCGTGTAGCAAAATAACTCGTCTTTCTGGACCATAATGCCTACTTGCACTTTTCAAAATGTCCATAAACTCCATCAAATTTTCTTCAAGACCATAAATAGAAATGTCACCAAGACCTTCAAAAAATTTATACTTAACGTGTTTTCGTTTGCAGTATGTGAATTCTTCAGTTCCGTGTGACATTACCATATCGTACAATCGTTGATATGAATTTCTTGCAATTCGTGGGGTTTCTTCCAACATTGCAACGTAGTCCCAAAAAGAACCGGTCCAGTTCAAAGTTTCATATGTTTTTACCGCATCATCATTGTCAGACTTTATCAAGGATTCGAGGGTGCTTGCTCGTTCTTCCTTATTTTGTTTTTGTCGTTTTTTATTTTCCATAACCATTACCTTATATTTTTTTTGTTAGCGAGTCAAATAATAAATCAAATTTTAATAATTTGATATAGTTTCGTTGGGATTAATTTTATACCCGTCACAGGGTCTGTTAACAATATCGTGTTCTCATAATTTTTCCAATCAACAGAATATCTGGTATCTAATATACCATTATTGAGTTGTTTAATTAGTTCGTTCAATGAGTTTATTGTGTATAGTGTGTTAGAGTCTTTTTTTCTATGAACACTTATGGTGTTCGGATAAAAACTTTTAACATTAATATTATCTACATTAATATTGTATGTCAACAGTATTTCGTTAACATTGTCTTTATTTTGCAACAAATATACTTTTCCAAAAACGACATCGTAAAATTTTGTTACCCCGTCAATTGCGTTTGAATAGTTGTTTATATCTGTAAAAGTGCAAAGTAATTGTGTTTTCATATTAACATAACCATTATTTACAGATAAATATATGATTATTATCTCAAACACTCACTTCACGCAAATCTCCGTAACTAGCACCTACATAAGTTCGTATAGGATAATCTCCATCTGGGTTCATTGTTTTCTTTAAATCAACAACCAATGGAAACTCTTCTTTGGGTACATCAAATAAAAATGCATCGTATGTATAAAGTACACACTTTGTAGTTTTGTCGTTTAAATATTCAAATATATTTTTCAGAATCTTGCAATTGCGTTCGGTCTCGGCGGACTGAAGAAGATAATTAAAAACTTTGTATGAATTTGTTTTATCATCAAAAATAGAAGACTTGAGTTTTCTATTGTAAAACCAAGTTTCAATGTATCCATTTTGTTTATATGAATTCCATGCTTCGTCTACGAATTCTGCGATTCTTGCCATAAACGGAACATTGTCACGAACATCGTCTGTTATACCTCCGTATATCAAATTAAATGTAATCTTCTTGGATAAATCATATTCTTCTTCAGTTAGTTCGTCTTTTCCATGATACAAATTTCCCAAGTATCCGTGTAAAGATTCATCGGGTAAATCAAAATTTACATGATTACCAAACAAACGAAGATGATAACTTTCATAATCCATCATAACGATTGCTCCGTCTTTTCCATATCGGCTTACGAAACAATCTCTATCACCGGTCTTTTTGTTCAAGGCCGCATAGTTGACGTTTCCAAAACGATTACTTGGACGAGATGTAGGTGTGTGTAAATTGTATTGAGTATAAACGCATTGATTTTCATCTACCAAAGACGGATCACCCAACTCAAAATTGTTTACATACAACCCACCTTTTTCAAGTTCACACAATACTTCAGAGAACTCAGTTTCATACTGACTCATTTGTAAATCCATTGATTGTACAGAAGAATAAAAAAGTTTGAAGGTATCCTTGAAACTTTTTATCATTTGCATAATCGGCACAGACCTTGTATCTTTGCAACGAAACTTTTCCACTTCAATTGTATTCAAAGTTTCCGAGTAAATACACCATCCTATGTCCACGCAATTTTTCATCGTCACGTAATGCAACAGATTTTTTCTGTTTAATACGTACTTTTTACACTCGGTGTTTGCAATAAGTTCAAGTGTTTCAACTTTTGTCGGAATGCAATCGGGATGAGAAAACGAAATTACATAAACTTCGTCTTTGTCAAAATGACGAATCATTGCCATAAGTGGTTCGTTTTTAATAGGATGTACATTGAATCTGTCAAATACGTGAATAAAGCATTCACCCGATTTCAACAAATCAAGAAGTTCACCTACATCTTTCCCAGTTTCAATAAATCGCATAGGTATACTATACGTTAGTTATTATAGTTTGTCAATCTGCTTTATAGAATTGCATTAAGTCTGAAAATTTCTGTAAAAGTCCGTCTATTGAGTTTTCCGCATTTTTAAGTTGTGTGTGGTTATATTCAATTACACCCACATCTTCTACGATGCCATTCCGTGTAACATTGTCAAGTGGACCTGTCAGTTTCCATCTCACCGATGCTCGTTTGTAAAATGGATTTTGTTCAAATGACAAAAACTCAATCTGGGTTACCTCTATAATAGATGAATATTTATCACTGGCAGACTTTAAAAAATATCTATCAATAAAACCATCTGAGTAATGGAGTTCTGTTATAGTTGGAAAAAACAAGTCCGGTTTTTGGGAAAACACTTTACCAGAACCATGTGACAACAACTTATATACATCTACATCTTCTGTGCTCACTACCTTCCTCCGGCCGAATTTGGATAATATTGTCCTGTTAAAGTTGTTGTCCAGTCTCCGTCTGACAATGAATCTTTAATATTCGTTACCCTAAAATGCCCACGTTCGTAATATGAAGTAGGGATACCCGTACATTGAAAGCATTCCATTGCTCGCACACCTGCAATTCCAAGCAATTGTATCTCAATCTCAACTCCCGGTACAGGACCGTTAAAATTAACATTATTTTTTGGGTTTTTATCGTCTCGCATTCCACTCAACACACGTTGAAGTTGCGAATCTGCCATTTCAATCAAAATTTCTTCATCATTAAACATACCAGGAATCTCAATATTTTTTCTAACAATATATTTTTCAGGATCTTCGATGTCTGATTTTTTTAAGTTTTCTCTGGCAACATTTGCATCACGACATCTTGTATTTCTGGGAACTTTTTTAAAAACACGGTCTTCTGCAAGACCACTTTCAAACATTCTAGTTTCTTTTGAAGCATCTGATGCTCCCGCATTTCCAAGTACCTCAGTTGCAACTTCACCACTGAGTTCTACATTTAAAGTTAAACTTTTAATTATACTATTTTTTTGATGAGATTTGAATATGTAAGTCTGACCCTCACGTTCTATTTCAGCCACCGACACGGGACCTCCATAATTATTATCTACAATTGCAGTAATTGGGCAATTTGGACTTGATTTATCTTCAGCTGTAAAAGAAAAATCCCAAATCCCCCCAACCGATTCTGACATCTTTTTTAATATATTTAATGTAAAATCTTTTACGGTATTTGAAGAATTTACCGCAGCTCTGATTGTTTCAATATTTACATATAAATCTTTTAGTCTACCCGAATAACCACCAGTTCCTTTTGCATAGTCTGGAAACGGTTTTACCGAGGACTCGAATACCATACTGCGTTTACTTACACCCGTAGTCGGATTTATTTTCCAAGCCTCTCTTTGTCTAAGGTTACCTTGTGATATTGCATTTGTTGCGAGTAGATCATATAAATCGTCACGTGGGAATTGTTTTAATGCGTCTGCTAAACTACCTACACGACCTTTACCCGAACTTTTCATTAGTGCAGCTTTAATTTCATCACTCGAAACTCCACGATTAGGTGAAAGTATATTATTTTCTATTGCTGTATTTATTTTGTCATTTCTTCTTGGAGAAGTAGAATTTGGTATCAACAATACAGAACCGTCATTTGACTTTATATTTGGATGTGCAGTAATTCGTGTATCCTCACATGTAAATTTAAAAAGATTTGTATTCGTACCTGTTGAAGAATACACTTCACGTGCGAAAAAGTCGTTTACAAAGTCGATGAATAAACCAAATGTTATGTAATAACTATCATTACTAAAACCAAGTTCATAATCTTTTTTTGAATTTAACGAATCGGGTATAAAATACCGGCCAGCTGTGAATTTCTTTTTTCCACCTTTTAAATATTCAACATCACTAAACAATGAAGCATCATATGTATCATCTGTCATCATACCCCCTTCTAAATATGATGTTATTTCATCGTTGATAAAATCTTTAAAATCGTAGGTTTTTTGATCTAAGTCCTCCTTGGTTGCACTATTAGTTTCTTTTGTAACTTCATTGCCACATGAAACTTTTCCATTTTTTGTAGTTTGATCCATTGCAGTTCCACCAATATTCACCACGTTTAATGTGCAGTCATATCCACCATCATCACGAATTGCATATTCGAACTTAGTAATCATACCAACCATTGCATAATAATTTCCACGGCCTTTTTTAATTACATCAGAACCATATTCCGGATCAGCATATAATGCAACTAATCCAGAAGATTCTGTTTCTTCTGTTAACAACCCAGCCCAACCGGATGCAACTTTTGATTTCCCCACATCAGTTAAATCTGTCAGTGCGTCACGTGGATAGTTGTTCCACCCCCACTCTAAAACGATTGTCATTTTAGGTGCGAAAAAATAAGGTTCAAGATAATCAAGTTGGGCCCTAGACCAACATACAAAATTTATCGTTGTAGTACGACCATTGTGCATCATGTCGACTAACGATGATTCTACTCCGGTGATACCAGGACATGGTCTATGCTTGAATCTGGGTTCTTCCATAACATGAGGAAGTCCGTGTACATCATACCCAAGAACACTTGTAGATTGATCACGTAGTGTATCGTTAAATCCATATGTATCTTCAAACCCACTGACTCCATTCATTACGAACCCCTCGTAGTTCCTACTCGTTTTTGGATCGGTGTAAACTGCGTTTGAAGTCATCCGTGTCCACGCCGAACGGGGTCCTCTGTATATTTCACCAGTATAGTCCATTGGATTTTCGGGTAACTCACCATCTATTGCTTCTCCCGATGTACCGTGTGTGTAATATAACCCAAAGTCATGTTCACGATTCACAAACTCTTGTCTGACGAAATTTCTAATATGAAGTGGATCATTTGGACTACGCATTTGGTCTGCATCTTGAATACTACTTTCATAAATTGTACCCCGTGGAACTGGTTCTGGTTGAGAATTGAACAACGAATCTTCTGCTTCTTGCTTTGATTCGAATTGAGGTTTAAATATTCCAGATACAGAATCAAACACATTATCGAGTGCATCAGTTACTCCTCCGAGGGCTGAGTCAATTAAACCACCCAAACCATTTTTTTGTTCGAACGGGTTGAATGCACCTGATATTTTATCTTTTAAATCACCAAGTTGATCGTCTAAGAATCCCATTGTTCATAACCTTCATATTTTTATCTTTTATTAATCTTATTAAAATCCTGTATTACCGCTGATATTTCACGTGGAACCCTGACCTGTGTACCCGGTGTTACATACATTGTTCCTTTTATGCTGTTGGCCACTCCTATGATCCACCAATAGTTGGCATTCTCATAAAACTTAAAAGCCAGGTGATCAAGTCTAGTTTTCTCTTTTATAACTAAATAAACATCTGTAGTTTTTTCTTTTATACGTGGATATAAAGTAGTTGTAAGTGTTCTATTACCACCCGTTCCTTTTTTTATTTTTGATGCTCCGTATCTCATTTTAATGAATCAGTTGATGGTTAAAATCTCCGTTTTCAATCGACACATCATCAAGGCCGTTGTCACGTTCAACATTGGAATCACCAAAGTGTCTGGCAATCGTCTGTGGGGCCCGTTTTTCAAGCATTGTCATGCCCACATTTATATTTACCATAGTGGGATATTGTGCAGATTTTACATTATTACGTTTAATAGTTCCATTTAGATATTCATAACTTCGGTCTTCACCTCTATCATTAGAGACTAGTTCCCAACTTGCTTCAGCTGGAATTGTAGTTCCTATCGTAGTTATAATTACGGGTTGATTTCTATATATGTCACCCAATCTGAGTTTTACAAAAGGTGGTATTATGAAAGAATTTAATTTTGAAGATTGTCCGGAAATATCACCTGAATATGTGGCTGGTTTGGTAAGACCAACTAAGTGATTTATTCTCTGCCACATAGGGTGCAATTCTTCTATGCTAAATGCCTGAACATTAAATCCCACGGATAATGTTCTTGTAAATCCAGAGTAAATCTGAACTGCATCTGCACGACCTAAATATCTAACTTCTGACCAGTTTGCATCTGACGATTCACTTACATCTGTTAGAAACGCCCTAAACGGAATAAATTTTTTATTTACCAAATCATGAAAATAAAGTGGAATCAAATCTTCCTCGGCCAAAGAATATTCACTTCTAATGTTATTGTCAACGACACCTTGTCTATTGAATCGGTCGGTTCTAGTTTCCTGCTCAACCGATGAATAATCAGGTAATTTTTTCTTTTTTAGTGCATTTTTATCATCTGTATACTTGTCTTCATATTTTTTTCCAAGTTCATCGTAATATCTTCGTTCCTGTTCAATTTCCATAAGTTCAGCATCGGACATATCTTTACTTGGTTTTTTTGCCAGGTTTGATATTTTAGAAGTTTCTCCACCCGCAAGAGCAGACAATACACTTTTTTCTTTAATATTATTTAACATGGATGTATCTCTTTCTACATCTAAGTTTTTTAATGCAGTATTATATTGTTCTTTAAAATCAAGGACATCCTGTTCAAGTTTACCCGACTCTGCTGTCGGTGGAATTGGACCACTATACTTTGTTTTATCATGGGTTTTCTCTATGTGAAGTTTTTCTCGTTCAGATACTGCATCAGAGGAACGATATGGTTTATTTTTTCTGTCTGTTATGGTCTGTGCCAACTTAGAATCCGCAACATTTGGTAAATTTTTAGAGGGACGATATACAGTCTGCTCTCTCTCGGTAAGTTTTTTTTCTAATATTCCTTCACCGTCTGTGGTGTCTACAGAATCCCGTGTGACATCCGTGTCAGTTGGAACACTTATCTTAGGATCGGTGTTTTTTGGAATTGCATTTGCATTACTTCCTACTTCATACCCACTGAGTTCGTCTAATATAGAGGATGATTCGGTTTGTTGTTTTGTGCCAAGAAATCCAAATGGGTCCTTTGCAGTTTTCTCATCAAAAAGTGCCATATATATAAATACGAATATAAAATATTTTTAACATCAACCAGACTCAATTGATTGTGCCAATGTTTTACTTACTTTCTTTCCGTCAAGATTTACAGCAATTCCTCCTGATTTCATCAACGAAATTAATGTATCTAGTTTTGCTTCTACATTTCCCGAACCACTTGTTGGTGTCGTGGTAGTTGTCATTGGAGTTGTTTCAATTATAATTGGAGTAGAATCAGCAGGAGTTGACATATCTAATGTAGGTAATGTGAAATCTGAAAATTCACTTGACGAAAGTTGTTCTTCTTTTGGAATTCCGTCCATATTTGTTGCCACTTCAATTGCGGATAATCCTTCAATCTCAGAAAGTCCCTGAACCGCAAGTGCAAAATCGTGTATTGCATTGGTAGCGTTTGCCATTCCTTCTACAAATTCTTGAGAGGCAATTGATTGCAATCCCCCGAGTGTAAGATTCATTTGAGGACCTACATCTGCAACTAAATTCATTGCATCCGTAATTTTAACAAACTTATCAACCACTTTTAAATCTACATCAGAAGCATCTATGTCTGACATTTCATCAAATAACTCATCGATTCCTTCTGCCATATTCTCAGAAACGTCTTCTATATCAACATTACCAAGTGACTGAATAACACTTACATCTGGAAATGCAGTCATCAAACTATTGATTCCCGTTCCCATATCTTGCATTCGTTTGGATATTTCTTCAAAATAAGCAGATTCTTCTTCTTCAGAATCAAATCCATCAAACATACTATCAAAGTCCACCAAATTCATTAGACTTGAAATTCCGTCTGCCATATCGTACATTATATCATCAAGTTCAATATCACCAAGTGCAGATAACTGATCTGTGTTAAATGAACCCATGATGCTAGACACTCCATCACCAAGTGATTTCATTCGTTTTGAAAATTCTTCAAATAGTTGAGTTTGTTCTTGTTCAGATACACCACTATTACCGAACATTCCGAATATACCATTGTCACCATCCACCAAATCAACCATTGCACCAATTCCACTTGCAACTCCACCTAGCAGACCTCCTATATCTATACCAGCAAACGCAGATAGATCCATCTCCCCAAAAGATTCCATTATATTCTTCATACCATCACCAAGTGATTGAAATCTAGATGCCATTGCATCTGCATCAACATCACCAGAGTTCATGTTTGTCATAGTTTTCATTATCTCGGAGAATGCAACCCCCATGTCTTTTATTACACCCACATCAACGAAACTGTCCGACATATCTGCCAGACCCTGGAAGAATGTTCCCATTCCACCAAGTACATCTCCCATTGGTATCGCAATTGACATATCAATTTCTTCAAGAGAGTCAAACATATCATAAACTGCCTCACCCACATTATCAAGAATATCTTCTATGTCATCAGGAATATTAAGCATTGCTTCTCCACTTACGACCGGAACAATTTCCCTGATACCAAGTGCTAATGCGACCATAGTTTCTTTTTCAATTACATCAATTTCTTCTACTGAATCCATGAAATCATATATACCTTCTCCTAAATTGTCCATTATATCGTCAATGTTTTCAGGTATTGCACCGAGTTTATCTATTGGTAAGTAACTTATAGTTCTACCTATAAGTCGTGTCACTTCCAATACTTGTGGTGCTGTTTCCATATCAATGTGTTCTACTTCATCAAAAAAGTCTTCTATACCATCACCGAGACCACCGATTGCATCTCCAATTGATTCATTTAATTGTACATCTTTTAGTGATGCAAATACTTGTGCCATTACATCACCGACTAATATTGCTTGACCGAATGTATCTGGATCAATATCTTCAAGTTCATCAAAAAGTTCTTCAACTCCATCCCCGAAACCTTCTAACACATCTTCCCAGTCAAGGTCTGCATTTTCACCCACCGCACCCAAACTACCAAACACCGCACCAAGTGCTTGTCCCACAGAAGCAGCTGCTTCAAGAACTTTATCATCAACTTTCTTTAGTGGTTTTAGAAATGCGTCAATCGCAGGACCCATATCTTCAAAAATGTCAGCAAGATCATCAGAATCAAAATTAATTTCACCAATTTCTCCTATACCCGATAGAATATCGTTAATAGCAGAACCTATACCACCCATGCCTTCCATCTGAGCAGGATCAATGTCCGACATACTTGACATAAACTCAACAAGCCCGTCACCGAGGTCTTCAAAAATATCATCTAAATCTGCGTCAAAGTCGGCGATGTCCCCCGAACCAAGTGCAGTTAACATTTGTGATACACTTGGACCTATTTGTGGTAATATTGGAAGAACAACTGGATCAATATCTTCCATACTTGAGAAAAATTCTTCAAGGCCTTCACCAACTGCTTCTAATATATCGTCTATATCCTCACTTATATTACCAACAATGTCACCCGCAAACGCAGGTAATAATGATTTCATTCCATCACCTATGATTGAAAGATTCGGTGCAATTGACACATCTACATCCTCAAGCACTCCGAATATTTCATCAATTCCATCGGCAATTCCTTCAAGTGCATCTGCGTAATCAACATCGGCACTCAAACTTACTCCAGAAAATCCATCCAATAATCCTTTCATTCCCTCACCAACTGACTTCATTGTTTCGTTGATACCCCGTGGTGCATCATCCATTATATCAAATAAATCTTCAAGACCATCTGCTACATCTTCAAGCATATCTTCCATATTTCCCATACCACGTGATGCATCTGCAAACGATTTAATTGCTTTGCCTGCTTTTTCTAATTTAGGACCTTGCTTGCCAAGACGAACAAATTGCTCTATTGGATCACCACCAAAATCAAACAAACTAGCAATTCCGTTTACAACACGACCCGCTGATAATGCAAGTAACGCAATCCCTATCGCACCGATACCTACGGCAGCTGCTATAAGTCCAGGACCTACATCTCCTAGTTCAGTTAAATCATTCACCAAACCCCCCAAACTATCCGTAATAGACTCAAGAGGAGGTGCTATCATTTCCATACCCAAACCAAGTACCATCAATGCACCACCGAGTAGTGTAGCACCAAATGCAGCTAAACTCATTGCGATACCAGCAAATAAAAACATAGGAGCAGCGAATCCTATTTTTGTCATCATTTCAAGAAACTCATCAAGTGCAGGACCTGAACCGGATAATTCTTCAAGTGCAGGTTTTAAATTCTGAATTCCCTGTGTAAGCATTTTCATACCCATTCCCGCCATAAACATTGCAGCGGACAATGGAAGTAACGACATCGTCATTAAGGTCATTGACAATGCACCAAGAGCAATTAAAGGAAAGGTGAATGCAAGAAACATAAAAGCTGCTCCTAATCCAAATATTATTCCGATTGCACCTGCATCTGCCATTGATTCAATTGCGTCTGACATTAATTTCATAGCACCCCCCATCACATACATAGCAGCCGATACCACAAGCAACGGAACTGCAAGTAGTGCAAGTCCCACTCCCAAAATTCCAAGAGCAAGTGCTCCAAAGACTATCAACGGAGCCATTATTCCGACTATAGCAACTGCACCTGCAAATGCAAGTAAACCTGCAGCTGCTTCGGGAGCATCCTTCAATGCATCCATTGTCATTTGCATACCAAGACCAAACAATGCAGCTCCTGCACCAGCTACCACAAGTGCAAGTGAAAACGGTATAAGTGCAGCTGTCATTATTGTCAACGCAGCTGCACCTAAAACAAGTATAGGAGACATCAAAGCAAGCAGTGCAAATGCAGCTCCCATCTGCAAAACAATTCCGACTAAATTGGCGTCACCCACTTCGGAGATTGATTTTGCCATTAAACTAAATCCAGCACCTATTAGAATACTCGCAGCTGCTACAGGGATCATCGCAAGACCCAGTATCGCAAGTGCACCTGCTCCAAAAATAAGAAGAGGAGAGATTAAACCAATGTACGCAATGGAAGCTGCAAATAAGGCCAAACTTCCGGCACTATCTCCAAGTGATGTTATTGCAGGACCCAACTTACCAAGTGCGTCAGATAAAACCCACGCACCCGCTGCTAATACCGCAATAGCCGCACCCATAACTAAAACCGAAGCTGCTCCAATTAGAACCGCAGGAGCTATCACTCCAAACAAAGCAAAACTGAGTTGTAGTGCGACTATCTTTGCAATTGATTCCCACTCTAAAGTATTTAACGCACCTGTAAATGTTGTGAACGCATCGGACATTATATCCATTGCATAAGCCGCAGGAACAA